CCGGATAACCTGGAGCTGACCCCGCCGGCACCCCCGGTCATTCACAAGCAGCAAGCACAACGCGCGCTCGACTACATCAACGCGCTCACGCACACGAAAGGGCCACATGCGCGGCAACCGTTCAACCTGCGGCCGTGGCAGACACGCATCGTCAAGCGGCTGTTCAAGCAGCGGCGCGATCGCACGCGGCAGTACCGGACGTGCCTGTTGATGCTGCCGCGCAAGAACGGCAAGACGGAGCTGGCCGCGGCGCTGGCCGTGTACTTCCTGCTGCATGACGGGGAGGTGGGCGGGGAGGTATACAGCGCCGCGGCCGACCGGGACCAGGCGGCGCTGGTGTTCCACGTCGCGGCGCAGATGATCCGCAACAATCCCGCGCTCGAAGCGGAGGTGCAGATCGTCGACTCGCAGAAACGCATCGTGCATCCGGCGAGCGGCAGTATCTATCGCGCGATCAGCGCGGAGGCGTACTCAAAACACGGGTTCAATGCGAGCGTGGTGATTTACGACGAGCTGCACGCGGCGCCGACGCGGGAGTTGTGGGATGTGCTCGCGACGTCGCAGAGTACGCGGGCGCAGCCGCTGATGATGGCGATCTCGACCGCGGGCTTCGATCGGCAGTCCATTCTCTACGAGCTGTATGCGCATGCGAAGCGCGTCATCGAGCAGCCGTCAATTGACCCGACGTTCTTGCCGGTGATTTACGAGGCGCCGGCCGAGGCCGACTGGCGGAAGGAGAAGACCTGGCGCATCGCGAATCCGGCGCTGGGGGATTTCCGCTCGCTCGACGAGATGCGCATCATGTGCCAGCGGGCGCAGGAAATCCCGGCGCAGGAGAACTCCTTTCGGCGCTTGTATCTCAACCAGTGGACGGAGCAGTCCTCGCGCTGGTTGTCGCTGCTGCAGTGGAACGCGTGCGCGGGACCGACGCCGTCCTATGCGGGGCGGGTGTGTTATGTCGGGCTCGACCTCAGCTCGACGACCGATACGACGGCGCTGGTGGCGGTCTATCCCGACGCCGACGGCCAGGGGTTCGACGTGCGGGTCGCGGCGTTTCTGCCGGCCGACAAGCTGCGCGAGCGCACGACGCGCGACCGGTTGCCCTACGACGAATGGGCGCGGCGTGGGGTGCTGATTGCGACGCCGGGCAACGTCGTCGACTACGAGCGCGTGCGCGCGGAGCTGCAGGCATGGGCCGATGAGAGCGACGTGCGCGAAGTCGCCTATGACCCCTGGAATGCGACGGACCTGGTGCAGCGGCTGTCGGCGCAAGACGGCCTGAACTGCGTGCCGGTGCGGCAGGGGTTTGCGTCGTTGAGCGCGCCGACGAAGGCGCTCGAAAAGGCGGTGCTCTCGCGGGCGCTGCGGCATGACGGGCACCCGGTGCTGGAGGCGCATATCGGCAACGTCGCGGTCGAGACCGACGGCGCCGGCAATGTGAAGCCGTCGAAGAAACTCAGCACCGACCGGATCGACCTGGTCGCGGCGCTGGTGATGGCGGTCGACCGGATGGACCGCAACCGGGTGACGGTGGCGCCCGCGTTCCAGATGCTGATTCTGGGGGCGTCGCCATGACGCGCAAGAAGGCCGGGCGCAAGCCGCTTGATGCGGCCGATCCGTCGGTGGGGATCTGCGTCAAGGTGCCATCGAAGGAGTACGCCGCGCTCCTGCGCCGGGCGGCGGCGCGCCGGCGGACCGTGCCGGAGCACATCCGGCGCGTGCTCACCGGGCGTAAGTTTCTGGATATCTAAATTCACCCTCCGGTCGAGGTGCGGCGCATCCTACGCGGCACTCATGCTCGACCGCGCCTACGCGACGCTCGAAGTCAAGTCGTTCAACGGCGACCTCCGCGAAATCGAAGGCATCGCGACGACGCCCTGCGCCGACCGCGGCGGGGACATCGTCGAGTGCGACGGCGCCGAGTTTACGCTGCCGATCCCGCTGCTCTGGCAGCATGGCCAGTCGGACCCGATCGGCGAAGTCTACGACGCACAGGTGACCCCGACCGGGATCCACATCAAGGCCCGCTTTGGGCATGTCGACGAGCCCGGCGCGCTGCGCGACCGCTTGGATTACGCCTGGCAGACCGTCAAGTCGCGGCTCGTGCGCGGACTGTCGATCGGGTTCCAGCCGCTCGACATGGTGCCGCTCAAGAAAGGCTTCCACATCAAGCGCTGGCAGTGGGTGGAACTCTCCGCGGTGACGATTCCCGCGAACCGGCAAGCCACGATTACCAACATCAAATCGGCCGCGCTCGGCCGCGACTTCGACCCGCCCGGCGCTTCGGGCTCTCTCCCGAGATCACCGATGCAGACATATTCCGAACAAATCACCGCGCACGAGACCAGCCGCGCCGCGGCCGTCGCCAGCATGACCGACCTGATGGCCGCCGCGGATAATGACCACGTCACGCTCACGCCGGAGCAGACCAAGGCGTACGACGAATCGGCCGCCCGCGTGAAGGCGATCGACGCCCACATCACGCGCTTGAAGGAACTCGACGCGCTCAACGCCGCCAGCGCCGCGCCCGTACCGGCGACGCCGAACCCGCGCACGCCGGTCGTGCAAGTCAAGGCCAACGTGCCGAAGGGCACCGCGTTCGTGCGCCTGGCCTGCGCGCAGATGGTGTGCCACGGCAACAAGTTTGAGGCGGCGCAGTACGCGCAGCGGTGGAACGACTCAACCCCCGAAGTCGCGCTGGCGCTTAAGGCGGCCGTCGCGCCGGGCACGACCACCGACGCGACCTGGGCGGCGCCGCTGGTCAATCGCGTCATTGCCGACGACTTCCTGGAGCTGCTCCGGCCGGCGACCATCGTCGGCCGCATTCCCGGGCTGCGCCAGGTGCCGTTCAACTGCAAGGTGCCATCGCAGACCGCGGGCGGCACCTACGGGTGGGTCGGTGAGTCGAAGCCGAAGCCGGTGACCTCGCTCGCGTTCAGCTCGGAGACCCTCGATATCACGAAGGTCGCCGGGATCATCGTGTTGACCGAGGAACTCGTACGGCTCTCGAACCCGTCGGCGGAGCAGCTCGCGCGCAACGACATGATCGCCGGCATCGCGCAATTCCTCGACGGGCAATTCGTGAATCCGGCGGTGGCGGCGGTGGCGGGCGTGAACCCGGCCAGCATCACGAACGGCGCGGCCACGGCGGCGGCCACCACGAATCCGCTCGCCGACATCATGGGGCTCATCAATCACTTCGCCACCTACAACATCCCGGTCGATGGCCTGGTGTTCATCCTGTCGCCGGCCAACGCGCTGGCGTTGTCGTTCCGGTCGAATCTCGACGGCTCGCCGCAGTTCCCCGGCATTGGGATCAACGGCGGCTCGTATCGCGGCTTGACGTTCCTCACCAGCAACACGGTCACGACCAACGTGATCGCGCTCCAGCCGCAGTACGTCCTCTTCGCCGACGATGGCGGGGTGACGATCGACGCGTCGCGCGAGGCGTCGCTGCAGATGGACAGCGCGCCGGCCTCGCCGGCCGATGCCACGACCGTCTACGTCAGCTTGTGGCAGACGAACAACGTCGGGTTGAGGGCCGAACGGTTCATCAACTGGAAGCGCATCGGCGTCAACTCGGTCAAGTACCTCACCGCCACGGCCTGGCCGTCGCCGACCGGCGAGACGTTCACAGCGACCGTGAGCAGTTCGCGCGGCAAGAAGGACGAGTAACGCGTGAAGCTGTTCGGGCTGGAACTGACGCGGGCGCGCACACGGGCGGTGCCCGTCGGCGCGACCGCGGTCAGTCCCCGGGGCGGCTGGTGGCCGATCGTGCGCGAGCCCTTCACGGGTGCCTGGCAGCAGAACCAGGACTGCACGGTGCCGACGGCGCTGGCCTATCCGGCGGTGTTTGCCTGCACGACGCTGATCGCGAGTGACATCGGGAAGCTGCGCTTGCGGCTCGTCGAGCAGGATGCGGCGGGGATCTGGCGGGAAACCACCAGCCCCGCCTTTTCGCCCGTCCTCCGCAAACCGAACCGCTACCAAATCATCCAGAAGTTTCTCGAGCAGTGGATCGTCTCGAAGCTGACGCACGGCAACACCTACGTGCTCAAGCAGCGCGACCAGCGCGGCGTCGTGGTCGCGCTGTATGTGCTCGACCCGCAGGCGGTCAAGCCGCTCGTCGCCCCTGACGGCGCGGTCTACTACCAGCTCGGGGCGAGTGAGCTGGCTGGCATCACGCCGGAGGGCACGGCGGTCGCGGTGCCGGCCAGTGAAGTCATTCACGACCTGATGGTGCCGCTCTTCCATCCGCTGATCGGCGTGTCGCCGATTTACGCGTGTGGGCTCGTCGCGCTGCAGGGGCTGAACATCCAATCGAACTCGTCGACGTTCTTCGCCAGCGGCAGTAATCCCGGCGGCGTGCTGACCGCGCCGGGCAGCATCACCGACGAGACCGCGCGCCGGCTCAAAGAGTACTGGGACACGGCGTATAGCGGCGCCAATGTCGGCAAGGTGGCGGTGCTCGGCGACGGGCTGAAGTACGAGGCGATGGCCATGTCGGCTGTCGAGGCGCAACTGATTGACCAGTTGAAGTGGACGGTCGAGACGGTGTGCGCCTGTTACCACGTCCCGGTGTCGCTGGTGAATTCGCAGCCGGTGCCGTACGCGAACAACGAGCCGTTGACCCAGCAGTACTTCTCGCAGTGCCTGCAGGCGTTGATCGTCGCGCTCGAGAGCAGCCTGGATGAAGGGCTCGGCCTGACGACGGTGCCCGATCGCACGCTGGGCACCGAACTGGACATCGACGACCTGATTTGGATGGACGCGAAAGCGCGCACCGATGCGGCGCAAGAGGGCGTGGCCGGCGGCGTGCTCTCGCCGGATGAGGCGCGCCAGAAGTACTTCGGCATTGGCGCCGTGCCGGGCGGCGACACGCCCTACATGCAACAGCAGATGTTTTCACTGAAGGCACTGGCCGAACGCGACGCCGATGCGCCGTTCAGCAAGCCGGCGCCGCCCGCGCCGGCCGAAGCCCCCGCCGAAGACGACGAGGACGACGTCGACCTGGGCCGTTTTACGAAACACCTGACCGCGGGGCTGCTCTATGGGTGACCTGTCCGAACGGCTCGCCGATACGGTCCTGCTGGCGATGAAGGCGGCGCTGTCCCCGGTGCTGGAGCGGCTCGCCGTGCTGGAGGCCCGTCCGGCCGTCCCAGGGCCGCCAGGACCGCCCGGAACCGACGGGAAGGATGGCGAGCCCGGCGTCACCGCCGACGCGCTCACGGTGGCGCAGGACGGCGACGACGAGCGCGTGCTGACGTTCGGGGTCAAGGCCGGCGACACGGTCACGCCGTGGGGCACGGTGCGGCTGACGCTGCCGCGGTACTGCGGCGTCTATGACACGGCGCGCACCTATACCGCGGGTGACCAGGTGACCCATGCGGGCTCGCTCTGGTCGTGCACGGCGACGACCAACATGCGGCCGGGCGGCGGCAGCGGCTGGGTCCTCCAGGTCAAGCAGGGGAAGGGCTGATGGCGGCAGAGTTCGTCACGCTCGCCCAGGCCAAGGCGCATCTCCGGCTGGCGACGCCGCCCGGGCACCCGGACGACGCCGACGTGCAGGAGAAGCTCGACGCCGCCGAGGCCGCCATCCTGCGCTACGTCGAGCGGTCGCCGGCTGGGGCGGCGCTGGTGCAGGAGTGGACGGGCGGCGCGGCGCCGGCCGACCTGCGCGCCGCGGTGCTCCTGCAGCTCGGCGAGCTGTGGCGCTTCCGCGGGGATGACCCGGCGACGCAGGCGCTCTCGCCGGCCCGTGAACCCGCGACCGATTTCGCGCCGGGCGTGGCCGGGCTCTTACGCCGCTTTGGCGATCCGGTGCTCGCATGATGCCCGCCGGCCTGCGTGATAAGCGCGTGACGCTCGATGCGCCGGGGACGCCCGTCGCCGACGCCGATGGTGGATTCCTGGACGGGTATACGCCCTTGGATCCGCCGGACGCGTTCGCGGCCATCGTGCCGATCACGGCGCGCGACCAGGAGCGGGCCTTCGCGGGCACGGTGCTCGCGACGGCGACCCACGAGATCACCGTGCCGTATCACCCGGGCGTGACCATCGAGACGCGCGTCACCTACGTCGACCCGCGCAGCGGGCGCACGCGGGCGTGGCAGGTGACGGCCTTGCGCGACCCGGAGGAAGCCGGGCGCGAGCTGGTGTTGACCTGCGCGGAGCGGTTGCCATGAGTAGCCGCTTCGTGCTCGAGGGCTTGGACCCGTGGCTGGAGGCGCTACGGCACCTGCCGGGCGAGCTGCGCGACGAGGCGCGGACGATCGTCCACGACACCGCCGGCCGCGCGGCGGACGAGATGCGGGCGGCGTACCCGGAAGGGCCGCGCGGGAACCTCAAGAAACGGCTCAAGGTGACGCTGCACGAGGGCGGCGAGTTTGGCGCCGGGGCCACGGTCAAGAACACGGCGCCGCATGCGTTCATCTTCGAGCAGGGCACGCAGGCGCGCTATGTCACGACCCGGCCGCTCGGGCGGGCGAAGAATTTCGGGTATCGCCGCGGGGCGATGCCGCCGGGCCGGGTGTTCATCCCGATCGCGATCCGGCGGCGGCGGGCGATGTATCAGGCGCTCGTCGAGGTCGTGCGGCGCAACGGCTTTGAGGTGACGGGTGCCGGATAGCTCCGCGGTCGATGCGGCGATCGTGGCGAAACTCGCCGGGGACGCGACGTTGATGGCGCTCACCCCGAACGGCGTCTATTTCGACCTGGCGCCGGAGGGCTCGTCGGCGTTTGTCCTGGTGGCGCAGCTCGCGCACCACGAGGAGCCGCTGCTCCAGGGCAAGACCGCGTGGGAAGAGTTCACCTATCTCGTCAAGGCCGTGGCGCCGGGCAGTTCGGCCGATGTCGCGAAGGCCGCCGCGGCGCGCATTCACGAGGTGCTGGAGGATGCGCTGCTGATGCCCGACGGGTACGTGGATATGCGCTGCGCGCGGGTCGAGCGCATTCGGGAACAGGAAATCGACGACATCAACGAACTGCGGTGGAACCACCGCGGCGGGCATTACGAGGTCTGGGTCACGCCGGTTTAGAGGAGCACACATGGCACGCATACATGGATCGAAAGGGTCGGTCGAAATGGACCCGGCCGGCGGCGCGCTCACGGTCGCGGTCGCGTCGTTGAACTCGTGGACCCTGGAAATGAACCGCGATCGGGTGGACGTCACCGCGTTCGGCGACACGTTCAAGCAGTGGGTGCAGGGTCTGCCGAATATTGCCGGGAGTATTACCGGCTGGTACGAGAACACGGAGCTGGACATCTTCGATGTCGCCCAGGGCGATACCGCGGTGACGCTCAAGCTGATCCCGTCGACGCTGGCGCCGACGCATTTCTGGACCGGCCCGGCGTACCTCGACGCGTCGGTGAACGTCACGGCCACGGGCGCCGTGTCGATCAGCTCGACGTATGTGGGCGCGGGCGACTGGACGCGGGAACCCGTGGTGCTGCTCGACACGTTGCGCGAGCGCGGGACGGAACCGCCGCCGGCGGCGCCGCGGTAAATGCCGGCGGGGATTACCGGCGTCGTCGCGTCCATCCGCTGGGCCTACTACACCGCGGCGGCCGTGAACGGCTACACCGTGACGCGCGACCCGGTGACGCGGGCGTGGTCCGTGACCGGGACGATCGTGCTCGCCGACGCCTTCAAGCTGACGCAGCGCCCGCTCAAGTTTGTGGCGCCGCATGCGAAGGGCGAATGGGTGTGGCCGATCGAGACCCCGGTCCCACGCATCACCAGTCCCTTCATGGCGAAGCTCGGAAACCCCATCGAGGACGGGACGCCCTATGTCCAGTAGAATTCGCCGCCCCGAAACGCTCCGGCTCGCGTTGACCCGCGGGGACTGGATCGTCGTCAAGAAACACCTAACGGCCGGCGAGACCCGTCGCGTCTTTCGCCGCATGATCCGCAAGGGCGCGACGGGCGACGAGATTGACTCGTTGCAGGTCGGCCTCTCGAAGATGGTGGTCTATCTCGTCGACTGGTCGATCACCGACGCCGACGACCAGCCGGTCATCATCCGCGGCCAGTCCGAGGACGTCGTCGCCGACGTGCTCGAGATGCTCGACGTGGACTCCTTCAGCGAGATCCTCAAGGCCATCGAGGCGCACGAGCGCACGATGGAGGACGAGCGCGAGGAGGAAAAAAAAACGGGCACTGGGAACAGCAAGTCAGATCCGACTTGGCCATCGCTCGCGTCTTCGGATGGCGCTACGAATGGATCGCCGAACTAGACCGGGACGTCTATCGCGTTCTGGTTGACTCCCTCTCTGAACAGGTCGACGGGTAAATGGCTGGTATCACCGGAATCTTTACCGCCGACTTCAAGTCGTTTTACGACGCCGTCGCCCAGGCGCGCGTCAAGCTGAAAGATTTCCAGTCCGACGCCGAAGCGGTCGCGCAGAAAGTCGACCGGGTCGCCAATGCGTTCAGCGGGCGGAAGCTCGTGCAGGACGCGGAGATCATGACCAAGGCGATCACCGAGATCGGCGGGGCCACCGCGTTGACGGCGAAGGAGCAGGCACAGGTCAACGCCAAGCTCGCCGAGGCCATCGAGAAGTACAAGGCGCTCGGCCAGGTCGCACCGAAGGGCATGCAGGACCTGGAGAAGGCGACCCGCCAGGTCAACACCGAAACCAAGACGACGTCGGAAGTGTTGAAGGACATCGGCGGCGGCCTGCTCAAGATGGCGGCGGCGGTGGGAATCGCCTTCTCGGCCCAGGCGATCATCGGCGGCGTCATCAACCTGGGGAAGGAAGCCTTCGCCACGGCCGGCAAGGTGCAAGACCTCGCCGAGAAGATCGGCATCTCCGCAGAAGCCGTGCAGCGGTTTGGCTACGCCGCGGAGCAGTCCGGCGGGTCGATCGACGCCATCGCCGCCGCGATCTTCAAAATGAACCAGCAGATCGCCGAGGGCGACAAGAGCACCATCCACGCGCTGACCGATCTCAACCTCAAGCTGGCCGACCTGCGGCAGATGTCCCCGGAGCAGGCGTTTACCACCATCGCGGACGCGCTCCAGCAGATTGAAAACCCGATGGACCGCGCGCGCATCGGGACGGCGCTACTCGGCAAGGCGTACGGCGATCTCGCCGCCACGATTGCGGCCGGAGTCACTGACGTCGGCGCGGCGATGGACGTGCTCTCGAACGACACGACCGCGCGGCTCGCCGAGGCCGAGGACGCCTGGGTGAAGCTCCGCAACAAGGTCGTCGTCGTGACGGGCGAGATCATCGCTGCGTCGATGCGGGCGGCCGAGGAAGCGACGCGCGACTGGGGCACGTTCCTGCGCGACTTGGGCGAGACCGGCAACCTGGGGTTCGCGTTCGCGGCGGCGGCAGAACGCGGCAAGCAGCGCGGGACCGGAGACATCAATCTACCCGCTGGCGGCGGGGTCACGGCCGGCGCCGCCGAACTCGAGCGGCTCGCGAAAGAACGCGAAGCCGCCGCGCGCAAGGCGCAAGCCGCGGCCGACAAGCAGAAGGCCGCCGACGAGAAGATTTTTGCCGGGATGCGCGAGTTTAGCGAACGAGTCGCGAAGCTCGAAGCAGAAAACACGAAACACTTTGTCGCGATTGGACAGGGGATTCAACGATTCGTACAACTGAATCGTTCGGCCGCCGAACAACTCCCAGAGATTACGCGGGGCTGGAGAGAGATCGGCGTCGGCGCGGAGGAATCGGGAAAGAAATTGAAAATGGCCGGCGATGCGTTCGGCGATGCGCTGAACGAGAACGCGGCCGATGCGAAGGCGTTCTTTCAGCAACTCGCGAAGCTGCCGACCGTCACGCAGGAATTCGACAAGCTCGGGATCGCGGTCGCGAACCTGGGCGGCATTCTCGGCAGTCAACTGCTCGGGCAGCTCGGCGCGACGATGTCGGCGTTCGCGCGGGTCAAGGGCGCCGTCGACGACGTCAAGGGCGGCTTTGCGAATCTGACGAGCGGGCAAGGGCTGGGCTCGATTCTCTCGGGCTTCACCGGCATCGTCTCCGGCATCGGCGGGATCGTGCAGGCGGCGCAGGCCGCCGTGGCGATCGGGCGGGCGCTGTTCGGGATGTTCGACCGCAACAAGGGCCGCGATGCGGTGGTGGACTTCGCCGAATCGATGGGCGGGTTCGACGCGCTGCAGAAGCAGCTGGAGGCGCTCGGCGAGGAAGGCGCGCGGCTCTGGGTCAAGCTGACGCAGGGCACCGACAAGGGGAACCCGGAGCAGGCCGCGAAGAACATCGCCGAAGTGGAAGAGGCGCTCAGGAAGCACAAGGAAGCCAGCGAGGACGTCACGGGCGCCACCGAGGAGCAGGCGCGGGCCACCATCGAGACGGCCTCCGAAGCCGAACGCGCGATGAAGGCGCTCGAGCCCCTCCTGAAAGCCAACGAGGACCAGTGGCGCGCGTGGGGCGACGTCGTCAACGGCCAGATCGACCGGGTCGCGGGCGCGCTGCGATCGCTGGCGCTGCCGAACCTCTCCGGCGCCGCGATCGAGTCCTCGACCCCGCAGGCCGGCGGCGGCGGGACCGCGGTCATCAACCTCGACGGGCGCCAGATCGCGGAAGCGGTCGTCCCGCGCATTCCCGGCGTCGTCCGGCGCTACGGGCTGGCGTAGTTCGATGGCGATGCCCGTTTTCAAGGCGGCCGGATCCGCCTTCGCCTCGCTCAATTCAGCGGGCATCGGCTGGCCGATTGGGCATGCGGCGGGCGACTTCGGGCTGTTCTTCATCGAAACGTGCGGCGGCGAACCGGTGCCCGCCACGCCCTCCGGCTGGACCCCGGTCGCGAACTCGCCCCAAGCGACCGGCGCGGGCACTGCCGGCACGCAGCTGACGGTGTTCTACAAGATCGCCACGTCCAGCTCCGAACCATCGGCGCCGACGGGCGATTCCGGCGATCATAATCACGGCGTCATCGTCACGTTTACCGGCGTGGCGAACATCGGGGTGCCGTGGGACGTGACCGCTGGCGGCGTCAAAGCCACGGCCGCGGCGAATGCCTCGCTGCCCACGCTGACCACGACAGTCGCCGACACACTGATCGTCCAGGCGATTACCCACGACCTCGACATTGGCACGCCCGCCTTTACCAGTGTCACGAATGCGGCGCTGGCGAGCCTGACTGAACGCCACGATCAAAGTTCCGGGCAGGGCAACGGCGGCGGGATCGCGGTCTTCACCGGGCAGAAAGCCGTCGCCGGCAGTATCGGGACGACGACGGTCAACGTCGCGTCCTGCGTCAACGCGATGTTGACGATCGCGCTGCGCGGGCCGTTGCTGGTGCCCAACGTGGTCGGCCTGGCCGAAGCGACGGCGAGTAGCACCATTACGGGTGCCGGATTCACGGTCGGCACGATTACGTACAGTTCCAGTCCAAGCGTGGCGGCTGGCCTGGTGATCAGCCAGTCGCCGACTGCCGGGACGGAAGCGGCTGGCGGCGCGGCGGTGGATTTCGTCGTCTCCACTGGCCCGGCGACGATCGCCGTCCCGGACGTGGTCGGCGAGGCAGAAGCGGATGCCATCACCGCGATTACCGGCGCCGGCCTCACGGTCGGGACGATCACCACGGCCCCGAGTGCGAGCGTGGCGGCCGGCCATGTCATCAGCCAGTCACCGACCGCCGGCACGCTGGTGACGCCGGGCAGCGCCGTCAACCTGGTCATCGCGGTGACGGCCGGTCTGGTCGTCACGATCGACGGGATCCCGCAACGCATCCTGCACGACTCCCTGAGTATCCAGGCGACGGTGAACGGGCGCGATCGGTTCTCGGCGACGCTGCCGCTGCCGACGGCGGCCCCCGACGTGCGGCACGAGATCGTGGCGACGTTCGACGGCGTGCGCATCTTCGGCGGGCTCATTGACACCGTGCAAGAGCGCGCGGCCTCGTCCCTGACAGATGTGCCGTCGCAGCTCTACGCGGTCACGGCGGTCGATTTCAACGGGGTCGCCGACTGGCGCTATATCGACGGCGTCTCCGGCGTGGCGCAGACGCTCAAGGAAGTGCTCGAGGGGCTGATCCCGTTCCTCGCGGACGTGACGCTGGACCCGGCGCAGGCCGTCGGCCCGGTGCTGCCACAGCGCACGTACTTCATCGTACCCGTCACGCAAGTCCTCGACGAACTGGCGACCATCACCGGCTGGGTCTGGAATATCGATTACTTCCGGGTGTTGTCGATGTGGGACCCCGACACGGTGGCGGCGCCGTTCGACCTGCTCGACAGCACCGATCACGCGATCGGGGACATCACCGTCGAACCCATCGCCACCGAATTCGCGACGACGGTGCTGCTCCTGGCCGGCGACACCTCACAGCGCGAGGTGATCGACACGTTCACGGGCGACGGCACGACGACGGACTTCCCGCTGCACTATCCGCTGATCGCGCACGGGGGGAGCCTCACCGTCAACGGCGTGCCCGAGGCCATCGGCCCGGGCGAGGTGTGGGATCTCGCGGAGGTGCCGGCGCCGCACCATCCGACGTATACGCTCGTGCGGACGAGCGCGCCGGCCGCCGCGGCGGCGATCGCCTTCCCCTACACGGCGCAATTCCCGATGCTGATCCGGGTCGAGGATCTCGACCTCGTCACGGAACTGGGCGGCTTCATCGAGCACCTGGTGCGGGAGCCGGGCATCTTCCATTACGACGAAGCCCTGGCGGTCGCGGAGGGGTATCTGGCGCAGGTCACCACGCCGCGACGCGAGGTACGGTACCGGACCCTGACGCCTGGGCTGGTCCCGGGGCAGACGCAGACGATCACCATCGCGAACCGCAGCCTCGACGGATCGTTCCTGATCACGGACGTCGAGACCCGCATGCAAGACCCGCTATTGGTCTACGGCGTGACGGCGCACGAGGGGCCGCTGTTTCACGGGATGGCCGACTGGCGTGAGACCTATAAGCAGTGGGCGCTGGTGGCGGGGGCCACCGCGGGGGCGCCGGGCTCGACGGACCCGGTTGGCGGGGGCGGCGGGGGCGGCGCTCCGGCGGCGCATCATCTGACGCACGAGCCGGGCGGCAGCGACGTCCTCATGGACGTGGCGTGGACCGACGCGGCCAACACGTTCACGGCCGACCAGACCATCGACGGCGACCTCCTCGTGACCGGGACGATCACGCCGCTGACCGACGCCCAGCGCGCGGCCATCAATGCGTTGATTGGCGATCCGACGGGCGCCCGGATGCTGATGTCGTCCAGCTTCGTCTCCGGCCTCTCGTTGCGCCACGATGAGAGCGTCGAACGGGGCCGGATCGCCTGCGGCAACTACGACACGCAGACCTATCAACCGCTGGCCTTCGAGGTCGAGGCGCTCGAGGTGCATACCGGGATCTCGCCGGCCGCGCGCGTCGAGCATGTGCGGGTGCACCCGCTCGGCGGGGTGACGGTGGGCGCCGGCCCGGACCACGCGACCGATCCGGGCCTGGGCATCCTGCGGGCGCGGGGGCTCGACGGGACGCCGCTCGACGCGACCCAACTCACGACGGGCACGGTGCCCGAGGCGCGGCTGCCGACGACGGTGGCGCGGCGGGACCAGGGCAACACGTTCACCCAGCCGCAGACGGTGTCGTATGCGGCGCCGCTTCTGTCCCTGGTGGATACGTCACAGCCCGCCAATAGTCGCGTGTTTCGCATCGCCAACTACGCGCAGATCCTCACCTTTGAGGCGTTCAACGACGACATGACGGTGTCGCAGGGGAGCAGCTATTTCAATCGCGCGGGCGATTTTCATGTGAGTCGCAATCTGCTCGAGAAAGGCCGGACGACCCCGATCGGGCACGTCATTGACGTGGGCTATAGCGCCGCGCATTACAGCGTCTATCCAAGCGGGGCGTGGACGGTGGCGGCCGGGCAGCTCACGACGTTCTGCTACAGCCTGGTCGGCAAGACAGCCGTCGTCTCCGTCGTGATTGATGGCAGTACCGTGAGCGGCAGTCCGATCCTGCTGATCGTGGCGAATCCGCTGGGCGGGCCTGCCCGCCATGCCAGCGCCGTGGCGCGCATCAATCTCGGCGGCGCCTGGGAAGAGGGCAGCATCAACGTGCAGCCGGCCGACGGGTCGATCTATGTCTCCCGGCGCAGCCAGGCCGCCTGGGTCTCCCCGACGAGCCTGCAGTTCACGCTGACGTTTTTTATTCCGTAAGCCAGGAGGCCCGGCATGGCGGTAGATGTCTCCGTTCAACAGATGGCGCTGACCCGGGACACGGGGGCTGGCGGGTTCATGGAGCGCGCCCAGGCGATGCTCGCGTTTGTCTGCGCCACGATTCTCAGTGAGCCTGGGACGACGCCCTATCACCAGAGTCGCGCCTTCTACGCGCAGAAGGTAGTCGCGAATCCGCAACAGGCCGCGACGCAGGCCGGGCCGCAGGTGGTCATGGGCGTCAATGTGGTCGCGGCGACGACCTACGACGAGGCCACCAAGGCGGCGACCTGCACCATTGCGGACATCGATCTGCAGTCGCAGATCCTGACGCTGTGGAACGCGCTGGCGGGCATCGATACGCCGAGCTGACCATGAGCGCCGCGATCGTTGTCGCGATCGTGGCCGTCGTGATACTCGTGTGGCGGGCGCTGCGGGAACTGCGGCGCAAGCCGTGAACGACATAACCGCCGTTATCAGACGCTGAGCGACTATGACTCAAGAGCCCAAGCGATTCAAACGTGCGTGCCGCCGACATGAAGGGGCACGGGCGGATTGGATTCTCAAGCAGTGGCGGCAGCGGTGCTATAGACGCTACGTGGACTGGTTGATCTCCAGTGGTAGGTACTACTGACGGCTGCCAGTCCGGCGCCCAGTGCCACTTGGGCGGGGCTGTGGTGAAGGGAGAGAACATATGCAGTGTGCCGATTTGATGGACTTCCAGGAACTTTATAACGGGCTGGCGAAAGCCGTCCGTCATGGCGCTCCAGCCGACGTTCGGGCATGGCAGCGTCGAATTGACGAGGCATGGAAGAAGATTCGCGTAGAGGAAACGGAATGGACCGCCAGTGGTGTGGGGGCCAGCCATTGGCTAGCGCCCTAGCGACAGGTTGCTCTGTCTCCCACTAACGGACTCCGGCGACCACAGCAACACGACCGACCGGACAACGGCAGTATTGTAGCGCCGCCGAAAGGCTGACGGCTACCAGTCCGGCTACCAGTGCCCCGGTGGCGGGGCTGTGATGAGGCGATGAATCGATGAATCCAGAGTTTTGTCCGTACTGGAGTCTTGCGCCGATGTGTGATTGCAACGTCTGCCGCGAGGAGATCCGGCGAGGCGCACACATCAGCCAAACGAATCCGAATGCCGAGGCGTATCGTGCCGCTCGTGTGCGTTTGGGCCTGACAGTCGCCGCCGTTATCAGACCCTCTACCGTTTGATCGCCATATGGGACAACTCACACGGCCAAAGTCATCCGCAGAAAAAGACCGCGACGTGCTCCAGTGGACACTCGACAACGTCTACACGATTGCCCGCCGCGAATTGCATCGGGCAACGCGCCAGGATCACGAGGCCAGCGCCCGCACCGTCGAGATGTGGGGCCACGTCGTGCGCCTCTGTGAGAAAGCCGGGTGCCAAGGTCGCACGGTGGGCGTGTTGAGGGACGTGGAAGCCATAGACAAGCCGGTGGCGAAATGACGGGGCTTTTTTGACGATGGAGGCTCACTGTGGATGCTCTGCTACATCGTGCTCGTCGCGCTGTTCGTAACCTCCGTGCCGGGAACCCGAGCCGGGAAGCACTCAACGCGGCGGCGAACATCATTGAGGCGTTACTGGACGAGCGGTACCCACTGCCGCCGGTGACGGGTGAGAGTCGCACGACGCCTCTGGGGTCAGAGGACGACAGAGAAATAGATGAGGACGTGTGTTGCTGTGTGTTCGCGGTCCATGACAAGTGCCCAGTGCATGGGAATGCCCAGTGACGGCGACCAGTCCGGCGACCAGTGCCACGGTGGCGGGGCGATGACCGCCGTTATTAGACGCTCCACCGTTTGATCGCCATGACCACAGTCCACGGATTCGGCGGCTTCACGTATCGCGTTTGCCGTCAGTGCCGGTATGAGCAAACGTATTGCCGCTGCGAGGTGATGATGACCACAAGAGAACTCAGCGCCAAACTGCTGGAGCACGCTCAAAAGATTGCGCGTTGGCGGGAAAACGACGACGGGTACGATCGCGCAATCGATCTCATTTGCGAGGCGGAAGACTTGCTCCGTCAAGCCGCCGTCGCTGGTGGGGTGAACGATGAGATGCGACGATGACTGCTGAGGAACACGACCACATGCAGGAGCTTGAAGGGCTGGTCAAGCGGTACCGCTCGCGCATTGTGGCGCTAAAGGAGGAGCCGCGCATCGTGCCCGGCGAAGTGTTCTCGGCGGAACTCCTATGGGCCGACGAGCTAATCCAAGTGCGCGTGACGGACATTCGGCACGAG